ATTATTATTTGAATTAATAGTTACAATTCTTCTACCAAATAAACCATCATCTTCCCAACTACTATTTCCATCTGTCATTACAGATTGTAATGAATTGGTATATCTATATTTAGCATCGTTATTATAAGATTTAAAATCTTGACCAAGCTCTGTCATTTCAGGAGAACCATATATATCATAAACAACTGGTGTTGACGCTGGAGTAAAAGCATTTGTTATTAACCCTGAAACATTATTTATATCGAAAACATTGTTTAAAGATTCTTTTTGAAGTTGAATAGGTGTTGGAACCGTACCACAAGAAATAGTTACATTTATTTTACCTTTAAAATGAACTCCTGATGAAATATTTAAAAAATAAGAAAAATCAAAAGTAGGATCTAAAAAAGTAGGAGTAAATGTTTCTGAAAAAGTTATAGTATTTGTTCCTGTAACTAAATTTAAATTTGAAAGAATATTAGTTGTTAAAATATCTCTACATATCGATGTAGAATACACTACTGTTGTAAAACCAACATCGGGTATTATTTCAAACGATATTGTACTTTTTGAATATACATTATCCAACATTACTTTAAATTCTTTATTTGCGTTTAGTAAAGTAATATTAGGATTTGTATTATCATTGTTGGATAAAGTAGAATGTACTGGAATATTTTGAAAACTAATAGCATTAGTGGTGTTAATGCTATTATTTAAAGTTAAAGGATTTCCATATTCTCTATTAAATAATATTTTATTTGTTAAATTACCATTTGGATCAGGAGTATGACCTATTAAACCATAAGCAAATGTCATACCATCTCCTAAATAAGGAGAATAAAAAGGACTTATACCTCCCATTGTTATAGTTGAATATTTCCCAATACCTGTAGAAGGATCAAAAGTTTGACCCCAACTAGAATTAAATGTATTTTTAAAAGAACCTTTTACTTTAAATTTTAAACCGTCTGTTAATGAAACTGAATCTTTAAAAATTACTTCAGGAGAATACAATTGCATCATTCCTGTAAATTGAAATAATCTACCAGATGTATCTTTATCTGCATAATATGCTAATTGAACTTCAGTATTAAAATTACCTGCTACAACATTCATTGGAAATGTATGTAAATTTCCTACTAAAGGAGCAGTTAATCCATATTGAGTTAGAGTATTTACATTGCGAATTAAAAAATTTGGTATTTTAGGTAATGTTCTAGATAGTTGATTTACATCTAATCCAAAAGAAACTCCTGATTTATCATTAATCATCATTGAACTTACTATACCACTTGTAACAATTGTTCTATCTGAATAATTTCTTTCGGCTAAAAGTATTTTATAACCTGATGGAATTTCATATTCATTATTAAAAATATTAATATTTAACCATATATAAAATTCAGGTTTTAATGTTATTTTTAATGTATTATATAATCCGTTTAAATTACCATTTCTAGATTTAAAATCTGCAATCCATAAAGGTAGAGATGTTTGTCCATATTTATTATAAAACTGTATTCCTATTCTATATATTTCATCATCTTTAAAAAAACGATTATTATTATTAACAAGATCTTGAGTCAATTCATATTTTATATATTTACCTTCTCCCCCGTAAGTTATACCGTCTTTTTGAAATTTAAAACTATTATAATTTAAATTAACAGCATCGTGATCTTTTAATATAGGATTCTCATAATCTATATCATTTACAATAGTATAAGAAGTACCGTCAGGATAATGATTTAGTGGATTTGTAGTATTTAAAAACAATTCATTATATACTGTAGATATATTTAAAGAATTAAAAGAATAAGCTCTCATATCTAAATCTACATTAAAATTTATTTCTTTATAATTTGCAGAAAATAAACGATTAAATTTAGAACTTATATGTTTAGGAAAGATTATATCTGATCCTAAGTATAAAAATTCTTCCATAGATAAGTTTTTAATAATACCACCATCATCAAAATATTCAACATTTCTTGAAAAAGGTATTATTTGATCTGAAATTAATGAAATAGTAGGAATTTGATCGTATGATGTATATTTAATAGAATATATTTTTATATGTGTATAATTATCATCTATACTATTTATATTTAAAATTGGAATTGTAGAAACATTTTCATTTAAATTACCACCACCTGCTAAATCTTTATCTAAAGGTATTAATTCACTTAATGGACTTATTTTAGATTGAGATGAATTAATACGATATAAATTATAAGCATATTGAATCATACCTGCTGTATGATTACCTCCTGGTAATTTATTTACAATTAATGGTTGTGATAATTTAAAATCACAAACAAACTGAATTGAAGATGAAGGTAAGTCTATTAATTCTTCAAGATCTCCATTCAAAATAGAATGTTTTATATTGATAAATTTAATTTGAGATTTACCATCTATCCAATAAATTTTATCAATAATTTCATTTTCAAAATTATTTAAAACTTGTATTGGATAATTTATTGAAAATTCCATATTTCGTAGATACAATAATTCAATATTATATGTATCGTAATCCATTTTCCATATACAATCAAAACCATTATTATCAGTAGTTAATAAAATAACATAATCTCTTGTCGTAGAATGACCTATTATGATTTGATCTCCACTTTGAGTTGAATAATTAATTTCATTTGTAGTATAAGATAATGTTTTATTATCGTAAGTAATTATCTTATTAAGATAATCAATTACTGGTCTTGGTATTGTTAAAATGAAAGAATTACCTTTTTCATTTGTTATAGAACCTGTTGATTGAGAATTTGTTGCTAATATTCTAATATTTCTACCTTCAAAATAAAATTTATTTGAAAATTTACTTTGAGTAGTATCCATCATCATTCCGTCGAAGCTATGAGTAATAGATTTATTCATTTATTAAATATTTAATTGTTGTTTTATTTATTCTAATACCTAATAAATATCTAGATAATGTTGATTGTGAAATTTTTAATTCTTTAGCACATTCAGTTATTGATTCCCAAACATTTAAAGTTCTTGTACAAAATACTTGTTTAGATTTAATATGATTTTTTCCAGTTTTTCCAAACATGTGATTTAAATTACCTTTCATTAATTTAGACATTTTTAATCTAGATTCAATACTAAATTTACCAGACTTATCATTACTTTTTGTTAATCTACAATTAAGTCCATTTTTTCCAATTACATTATAATAATCTTGATAATATCTTTCACGAGTATTTAATTCTGATTCTAGACACTCTTCTATTATTTCAAATATATGATTTTCAATGTTATATTTTTTAAAAGATCTGTATAGTTTAATTTGAGTTTTACAATTTACCTTTTTATAATCATTAAATCTTTTATTAATATTAATAGATTGACCTATATATATTTTATTACTAGGACTTGTAATTTTGTATATTCCTGTTTTTACTTCCATCTTCAAAATGTTTAGTTTTATTTATATTTTATCTAAAAGATTTAATTCGTTCTTTTTCTCCTGCTTTCTTAAAGAAATTTTGATGTGCTGTAGTATTTACAATTAATCTATTTAAACCATTAATCAAACTTTCCATTCGATCTAATGTAGGCATTGTTAATGAGGTGAATGCACTCGGGGTATAAAAATATCTTTTTTGTTGGATATATTCAAATGCTTTATCTGTAATTTTACCAGTTAAATATAATGGTTCTAAATATCTACTCATTATATAATATTCCATTCCTAAAAATACTTTTTGATGATCTGGAATTAAAGGATAACCCTCGTCATCTGTAGCAATAGCTTCGTAAGATATTTCTAAAGTACCATTTTCCATTGATGTGAAAATTATACCTTTTTGTATATTATACGTAAATTCATTATTTCCATGATTTAAATAATTACCATTGTTATTTGAAAATTCATCAGAATTCATATGATAAATATTTGTAGCTTGTCTCATTGCTATAGGTCTAGAACCTTGTACAATATCACAACTTTCATCAAAACGAACTCCTTTCACATATAATAAGTCACAAGGTAATTCTGCTTTATAATTAACTAATTCTAAAATTTTAGTTTTATCTAAATAAATTAAAGGTGCTCCTAATAATTTAAGAAACTCCAAAGCATATTCCGCAGCCTCTTCGTATGTTAATTCTTGACATAATGGATTTTTTAATACCTTCCATAGTATTTCTCCTAAACTTTTATAATTCATAATTTTTTATTTTAATATAATAAGTAAGAATCGTATTGTTCTTTATCTTCATCTTTTATCCTTTTAGCTAATAATCTTTGAAACCCTCTACTTGTTTTAAATGAATAATATTTTTTATTTAAAAAAGATAAATAATATTTTTTAAAAAAAACTCTAAATATAAATTTAGAAGTATGTGAATTACTAAATCTAACTAGTAATTTTTTTTCTCGAGCTTCTTCATCTTCATTCCATAATTTATTAGTAACCACCCAATCAACTGGAGCTGTATTTACTAATTTACCATTTACAATAGATGGTAATTTTTTAGTTTTACGAATACTTAAAGAAGAACCTATATGAGGTAGATAATATTCAACATTTTCATTAATAATTAAATTTATTATTTCATTATTAAAATCAGATATAATATTATTATATAAAGTTTTACTTATTTTAGATTCTTTATTACTTTCCTTATAATATTTATAATAATTTACAATTCCAAAGTGAGATTTTATTTTACCTTCTGTTCTAGGTTTCTTAATTATCATCATTTGCATTATTTTGATTATCTTCTGGTAAATTGATTTTAGTTACTAATTCTTTAACTATTTCATTTTTAATTAAATCAATGTAATGAGGTTGTAAAGGATAATCTGATAAATATTCATCAAAACAAATTGTATTGGTTTCACAATTACAACAATTTTGATAATTTGCTAAATCTAAAGGGTCTTCAAATATACCTGTAATTGTAAGACAATCTATTAAATCTAAAGTATTTAAATTACTAACTAAATAAATATGTAAATCATTATCTAAAAAAGCATAAACTCCTTTGTTATATGGAGAATGCATACTGTATACAGCTTTTTCTTTTGATATAAAATTAAAAGGTATTGAAACTCTTGTTGTAGGTCTTACAACAGTTATTGCAGATTTAGTATGTAATTCAATTGGTTTTGGAATAGGTTTTTTAGTACGTAGGATAGTTTCACAAGTATAATTTACACCACATTGCTCTAGAGGTACTTTTTCGAGCCCTAGACACAAAGTTTGTGTGACAGTGATATCAGTAGTCCTTTGATAATTATTAAGCTCCTGACGAAGATATTTTGCTCTTTTTATATTATATAAATATATAATAAACCTGTCATCTAATTCCGAATCGGATGTGTATTGTTTTAATGACTCTCTAACGTCAAATATGATATTTTCTAATTTCATTTGTTTGTATAAAAAAAGCTTCTCAACAATGAGTCAAGAAGCTTCGTTAAAATTTATTTACTTAATATATATTTTTGATAATTTGTATTGGACATTTCAAATATTCGACCATTATCTAAATCTTTCATTATTCGTTTGATTGTACCTGTATTAGTTGTTACAGATTTTACAAGTTTTAAATTAAAACCTCCTGATATAGGAGAACTGTATTTAACTTGATTATCCAATACTCCTGCATGAAATCGAGGATTGTCTAAATATTGTAGTTCATTATATACTTTTTCAAGTTGTCTAACATCTTCATCACAATATTCTAACATTGGTTCTAAAGCTTTTCTATCGTTTAAAATTACAACTTTATTCCATAAATCAGGAGTTGTTTGAATTTTACCTTCAAAACCTAAAAATTTACTAATATAATCTAATCTATTCGAATTTAGATAAAGTTTAGCTTTTGCTAATTTTAATGTATCAAATTGTTTATAATTAGGTAACATTGGTAATCTGTGAAATAAAGCTCTAGTTTTTAACCATTTTAAATCAAAATTATCACCATTATGAGCAACAATTAAATCGGCTTCATTAAGTACTTCAACAAATTGTTCAATAAGAAATTTATCACATTGATTTTTATCCCAAGTTAAATTATAAACTTCATCTTCTCCTTGCCATTTGTAAGAAACACAAATAATGGCTCTTTCTTTTACAATTTGATTTGGTTGAATATTTTGTTTATAACCAGCTCTCCAAAACCATCCTATATTAGGTGATGTTTCTAAATCATATATTAAAACTCTAGCCTTTTTAGTTTTAACTTTATTTATAAAATATGTATTTTCTTGTCGACATTGTCTTAATGCTTCTCTACAATCTTTTAATGTAGTTTCAAATCCTTTATTTCTTAAATGATCTCTTAATCTTTTAGATCCTTCTTTTAAATAACCTGTTTTACTTTTTAAAAATTCTTTTATTTCTAACAAATTCATATTATATATTTTATAATTGAATACAAAGATAATATAAATAATTGACAATTCCTAATAAATCATCAATTATTTTTATTAAATTTATTATTTATAGTTTAATTTTATATAAAAAACCTGCTTGATAAGATTGATCTAAACCATAACCTCCTGTAATTATTAATCTTTTACCGATTTGAACACCTAATTGTACACTAGGTACAATTTTCATTTCTGAAGTATATTGTAAATTACTACCTCCATAAATTGCAAATTTAGATTCTTTAATTTCAACATCAGCTACAACTTCTTTTTCTTTAATTATATATTTAGAAATTTTCTGATCTAGTATCTTACCTTGAACCTTTGTATAAACATCTATAGTTGCGTTCTTATCATTAAAAATTCTAGTTTGTTCTCTTTCTCCAATTGAAGAAAGATATAGTCTTAAAACCTTTAAACTATCCTGATCTTTTAAAGCTTGAATTAATTCTTCAGCCATTTTTTTATTAATAGGATTTTCAGTATAAATAGTTTTACCTTTTTTATAAACAATACTATCTTTTTTAGCAGGATGTTTATAAATTACTGTAGGATTTTTTATAGAATCTATTACTTCAGGTACAATAACTTTCTGTTTTTTCGTAGAAGGTATATCATTTGAACATTTATTCATAGAAAATATTACTATTAATAATAGTCCTATTGTAATTAATTGCCAATATTTTTTTATAAATAACATAATTATATATTTATGTGTT